AGCTTTTGTTTGTCTTTTAAATTTAGCATCTAAATCAGCAATTTTTTTTAAACCTCTTCTGAGTTTATTATCAGCAGAAAAAGCTATACCTGCTCTGCCAGCAAAGCCTCCAGCTTTTTTTGCAAGTGGCTTGCCTTTTTCAGTTATTGTGTTTTTAATTGCTTCTTTAGCTTTTCGAGCCAAACCTCTTACACCGCCAGGTTTTGTAGGTGCTGTCGTTTTTGGCCTTTTTGGCATATTAGGCTTTAGTTTCATTTTTGGTCTAAATTGAATAGTTTTACCATCTTTGCTTAAAGTATAAACAGGTGGATATGACAGTTTTACTGTAGGCCCAACTGTCCATCCTTGATCTACATAATCTTGTAAAGTTTCTGGTTTCTTTGGTTTTACTTTTGTTCCTGGTTTTTTAAATGCCATTATCTTGCCTTTCCATATCCACGTTTTGCTAATCTACCAGCAACTCCGCCAGTAGCCATTTTTCTTCTTGGATTTTTTCTTCTTAAAGGCTTCATTTTTCTTGGTCTATTTTGGTCAGAAGGTTTTGGTAATTTAGGTTTTCCAACAATGTTTGGTTCACCAGGTTTTTTTGGTTTAGGTAATTTAGGTCTAGGAATTTGTACAGGTCCAGTCTTAACAAATTCTAACATTGTTCTTCTCTTTTTTAATTGTCTTTTAATTAATTCTGCAGCTCTTGCAGCTAAACTTTTCTTTTTTGAAGGTGTATCAACTGGTCCACCTTTTTTTCTTTTAATAACACCTCTACCCATCAAAATATCTTTTTGTGTAACTTTACCATCACCACTTAGATCAGGAAACTTAGCACTTCCACCTTTTTTAGCCTCCATAACTTTTGGTTTTCTTTTTTGCATTCTCTCTAATTCTTTAAAACTAATGACACCATCTTTTTTCTTTTTTCTTCGTTTAAGTAAATCTTTTAATTTTTTACGACGTTCTGCTGATAATTGATCTCGGCTCTGTTTTAATCTTTTGAGTTGCTCTTTTTGCTTTGTTGTCATTTCGTCTGGCATAATATCTCCTAGTGTATGGTAGGTTTTAGCAGTTTTAACAGATCATACCCATTGTGATCAAGTAATTCTTGCGCTTCATGCTTGCTTAGATGATTAAAATAAATCATTTTGGCTACACCCATCATAGCACCAGCTAAAAGTACACTATCTTCAGAAGATTGACTAGTATTTTCTGCCATGATCATCAAAGAATCAAAGTATTTTACTAATTTGTCTGACGCAGTTTCAATTGTCATTGTTTTTGCTTGGATAAATTGACATTTGCACGTAATTGAGCAATATCTTCTTGAGAATCTATTTTATCTTGCGTAAGTTTTGCTTGTTGATCAAGTTTTGCTGCGTCTAATTCTAATTTTGCTGCATCAACTCCCGCTTTTCTCTCTGTATCCATAGCTTTTAAATTAATTTCTTGTTGTTTTAAGTCAATAAGAGGGTCTTGACCCTGTTCATCAAGGTATTCTTGCTCTTCTTGAATCATTTTTTCTGTCATTTCTACAATTTTCTCTGCAGTTCTAGCTTCAATGACCTCTTGGAACTGTAATTGAAGCTCTTGTGGTAATTGACCACCTAATTGTTGCGTTTGTTGTTCGATTTCTGGTCTTACTTCTTCTTCAACTTCCTCTCTTGCTTGTAAAGCAACATGTTGCATAATGTGTGACTCCAACAAAATAAGAGTTTGAGGGTTATTTTTAACTAAAACCGAGGTCATTAACGCTTGGTGCGCATCAATGTGAGCCATATGGTTTTGTCCTCTAAAAGCTTGAAGCTGTTGACCTAAAATTGCTTTAGAATTTTCATTACCAGGATCTAATGGCTGTGG